CCAGCCGTATAGACAGGCTTGCCAAGAAGGCGATCAACGCCACCCTGACCACCTGGCTGGAACAGCGGAAGGCTGGACGATGTGATTCCAAGGATCGTTCCAAGGGTCGCATCGGACATCAAGAAGCCAGCCTTAGGAGCCGACCTGTATTGCTGACGAACGCTGTACTGGAGCGAGTTCAGCTCGGCATATGTAGGCACGAAAGTCGCACCAGTTACGCCAAGGGTTGAAGCACCAACAACAGCGGTACCAGCGGCAGCCCCATGTGCTACGGCCACAGCCTGACCGGCCGCATCCGAGATGAAGTCAGCCAGTGAGAAAGCGCTATCGGCGACAAGTTCCTCGGATACCTGAACGAGGATCTTGAAGCCGGATGGCGTTAGCTGCAAAGTACCCATGGTTGGGTCGCTCTCAACAATCGTGCCACCTTCGCCTGGTGCAGTCGCGGTCCCAAGAGCCGTGGCTCGTGGGAACTTGATTGCGTTACCAGTTGCAACCTGAATCACATTAACCACTGCTGGGTTGATGAAGGGGTTGATCTGAGCAGCCACGACATTCACTCGTGGGAACACTGCCACAGGATCACCCAGGTTGCTGCTCTTGGTCACATCGCGCTGCTCAAAGATCTCCGTACCGCCGGCAAGACCGAGTGCGCGAAGGCGCTCGGAATCCGTCTTGGTCTTAGGAGCCGTTGGAGCAACAACAGCGGCGTACTCGGCGCGAGCCTCGTCAGCAGCCTTGCGTGCTTCGGTAGCGTTCTTCTCGGACTTCATCGCCTCGGCAAGCGTGCCAGCCTCTGCGATGAGCTTCTCGAAGCGCGCCTTGTCCTCGCCCTCCAGGGCGAGACCCTTATCGGCGGCCTCAACGGCAATGCCGCGTGCCTCCGTCAGGAGGTTTGCTCGCTTGTCAGCGAGATTTGCGAAGTCGGACATAGTGTCCACTTCCTTTCTCCGCACATAGGCGGACTATCTTTTTTGCTCTCCTCGGTGGGTTGCTCTAACGCGGACTCGCCTACTCAGGGCGGTGGGGCGCAGGCACGAGACCTAGAGTGCTTCACCTTCTGCCGCTACAATCGCCAGCATTGCCGCAGCGACGGATGGGTCAATGACCTTCTCCTGCTTTGGCGCGAGCTTCGAGCGGACAGCATCAATGACAGCCACTTCCTCGGTGGACAGTTCTCGTCCAGCCTTGACTGACTCAAGTGTGGCCATCAACGCCTCAGCCTCTACGCCGATCTTTGGCGCAGTGACTTGGCGGATTGCCGTGAGACCAAGGGTTGCAGGGTAGGCAGGGGTCTGACCACCGGCAGCAAGGATGCTCACCTCGAACAGGTTGGCTTCCTTGATCGTGCGCTGATTGCCATCCCACGCATCCTGAACCTTCTGGAAGCCGAATGACATACCGGCAGCGGCGCTCTCGTGCGTCAGCATCGAGATCACCTTGGCAGCGTCTGGATCGGCTGGGTCTAGTTTCGCCTCAACGCGCAGACCAGTCTCGTCCTCGGTCAACTGAAGGCGGCCGCTCGCGGTCGTTGCCAGAGCGCGCGTCTCGTCATGACCAAACAGGAAGGAGATGATCTTCTGCCCTGCCGATGCGCGAGCCAGCGAGCGCTTGAAGGCGGCTGGCGCGATGCGCTCCTCGAATGGAAGACCAGCGCTTGCGCTGTTCCAGATCGCGGCGTAGCCAGTGAAGGTGCGCTGTCCGTCAGCGTCAGCCTCGGCAAGACGGTACTCGCCGATTGGTAGCGAGCGAACTTCCTTCTCTTTCATATCAACAATCTCCCTATCTTCAGCCGCGATAAGAGCATCTGCCCACGAGAGTACGCGATCAGTCGCGTCGCGGTCAGTTGTTTCCACACCCCACAGGAAGCCAGCAACAGCGCCTGGACCTGGGAAGTCCTCGTTGTCCTGATCCTGATTCTGTGGCACGCCTTCCCAGTCGCCACGATGACGGCGAATCCAGGCAGCCATGCGGATCACCTTGTCGGTGTCTGCTCGACCGGCTGCGAGTTCGCGCGCCTCAGCGATGGTCTGTGGCTGCAAGCCTTCGCCTGCGCGGCCGTCCTCTACGAATGACAAGCCACGAGCTGCTGCATTGCGGATGTAGTCAGGAACCTCGTATACGGCGCGCTCCTCGTCGGCGAGATATTCCTCCGGAGAGTACGCCTCAATCATCAAACCGCGAGCCATCTCGCGAACGGCTGGGTCATTGTCAATCGCGTACTCCAACTCCTCGCCGTACTGCTCCTTGAGAAGGCCGTACTTGTACTCCTTGAACGCCAAGCCGGTGGCGAAGGGCGAGCCGTCAAAGTCGTTGAGGTGTACCTCTTCAACGCCAGCGACCTTGTACTCCTGAAGCCATGCGCGCGTCTCTTCTAGGCGCTCAATGCTGCGAGCCGACACCACGATGAGTTGCTTGTCGCCAGTCATGACCTCCTCATTAAGAAGATCAATCAGCGGCTGATTCGGCTGCTCATTGTCAAGGATGAGCGTGCCGTCTAGGTCAACAATGATGTAGCTCAAGCCTGTGGGTCCTGACCAACTACGCCGATGTTAAGTGGCTTCCAGTGCTGATCGCCGCCGTTGATGTCGGCAAGGTCCTCCAGCCTTCTGACCTCGTTCAAGGAGCGGATGCCATTTTGGAGCTGAACTGCATACGCGTCCATGCGCTCTTTGGTCGTAGGTCGAAGCAGGCTATCAATGTTGAACTTGATAAAGGTCTGATCGGCACCTGGCACGAGACGCTGCAATCCAGCCTCTAGCCGCGCAACCAAGGGGCCTAGTCCAAGTCTCAACCAGGCTTGCATGAGAACCTCAGAAGATGCATATGAGGTCGCTTCTGGATATTGCAGCAACTGAAGTGGAACGCCCATTAGGCGAGCGATGGACTCAACGCCCCAGTGCATTGTCTCAACCAACTGCATATCGCTGATCTTCATTGACATCTGCTGGAAGTCTGCACCGCCGGTCAGCACCGCAATCTTGTGCATCTTCTCAATGCCTTCGTGACGGCGGCTGAACGAGTTTCGGAGTGAGTCTGCCTGATCCTGCGTCAACTCGCCAGGGATCTTGATCACGGCGGATGGCGCTGCGCCCTGCTCGTAGAACTTGGCGCTGTATAGCTGCGTGGCGCTGGCAAGACCAAGCGTCGTGCGGTGCTGCTCGACAGGCGATGGTGCGCGCAGTTCAGAGCCAGTCGCGAAGAGTGGGATGTGCAGAATCGCGTCGGAGGTCAACTCAACGCCTACCTTGTCATCGCCAGTCACGGTGTAGATCGGCGAGCCGTCAACCATCTTGATAGTGACGCGGTTCGGATCAAGTACGCGCATCTCAACGATGTCGCCGTTGCGACCCCTAATAAAAAGAACGAAGCAGTTGCCATCGATAAGGAGACTGCTGACCATGCGATGCTTAAGATCGAAGGCAGTGTAGTTAGGTGCCAGCGGCTGAGGCATCGTCATCCAAGATGGTGAGGGTCGGTATGGTCGGCGCGTGCCGTCAATGCGAATGAAGGTATCCCAGCTAAGTGAGGCTACCGTATCTGCGTACAACTTTACGGCCGCATAATAACTGCCGATAGTGAGTGCCGTCTGGCTGTTGATTGCAACACCGGCTGACGATGCGTTGAGTTCTTTGTCCGTAATCCAGGTGCCACCTACGGCACGCTGCTCACCAAGGATGCGGCGAAGGATGCTCACTTACGGTCTCCTAGCGTATAGCCGATAGCGGCAACAGCCGCACCTAGTGCGATGAGTCCCAATGGGAGAGAGAGTAGCGCGACACCTGCAATCACAAGTGCTGCACCCACAACTTCTAGAAGGTTGCTAATCATAGGTTGATCCACTCCACTTTCGCTGCTGACTTAGGTTCTACCTGCAGGAACTTTACACCCTGGAAGGCGACACAGGCGGAGATCGCAGCATCGATGCGGTCTGGGGATGCCTTGTATGCCTTGGTCAAGACCTGACCAAAGCGCGTCAGGCGCGTGTGGACATTGGAGATGTGGCGAGCTAGGAGCGGATTGCCGTCGTGGCGCAGCCCTTCGCCAGTCGCCACGGCCGTAAAGAATCGGTCAACGGCTGGACCCATCCGCTCAATCGTGGCGGTGTTGAAGACTGCCACGCGCTTGCCGTAGCGGCGCGTCCAGTCCTCAATCTCAGAAGACCAGCCAGGAGGGTCGGCAAAGATGGTCGCGTCATAGGTCTGCATGACCTGATCGATCACTGCGTCTACCTCGCCGCGCGGCACCGTCCAGTCTGGGTCGCGGTTGGTGTCGGACTTCTCCCACGCCCTGATCAGGAAGATGTGACCGTCCATTGTGCAGGCGGTGATGACCGTAGCGTCACGCGCATACGAGCCGTCAAAGCCGATGCTCAGGCGCTCGCCTGGAATGAGTTTGCGCTCACGATCAGCCAGTTTTGCCCATGCCTCTGCGCCAATCCAGCGGTCTGGCGGCTGCACAAAGCGGTTGAGATGGTAGCGCTGCCACTCGTGCATTGGCACTTCGCTGGCGCGTGCGAGCAGTCGGTCGATGTCTACGAATGCCGGTGCGCTTGGGTTCGCCTGCTCTAGTGCAGCCCTACGGCCAGTGTCGGTCTCTAGGTCGTGGCTATCAGCAGCAGCCCACCACTCGACTAGGAAGGAAGGGTCGATCACCTCGCCAGACGAGATGCGCTTGGCGTAGGTCAGCATCCTGCCGAGCAGCGTGTTCTCGTCGGAGCCTGCCGTTGAGATGTTCAACTCCAGCGCTTCGGCTCGCTTGGC